TACTTCCCATTCTTCCCATTCTTCCCACCATTCTTCCCGTACTTCCCATTCTTCCCATTCTTCCCACCGTTCTTCCCGTACTTCCCATTCTTCCCATTCTTCCCACCGTTCTTCCCGTACTTCCCAGGAAAGGGATACAAGTGTATTTATGCAAAATCTCAAGTTCTTACAAATAATGGATACATTAATGCTGAAGATATTAAAGTCGGAGACATGCTTCTAACAGTTGATCCAGCTTACTTAATAAATTCAGATACATTAAATGATATGTCAATATCAGATAGTGTTAAATTTGTTGAAACAGAAGTTGTTAAGAGTGAGGTAAGTCAGAAACAATTAATTAAATTTAATAATGATGAAAGTTTATTCTCACTATATCAACCAGTGTTTATTAAAAATGAAACTGGAATTGTTTATAAGGAAACTAAAGACATTGTTGTAGGAGACATTATTGTAAATGTTGACAATAACTCTGGAAATGTTTCATACGTCCCAGTTGAAAAGATTGAAATATTAGGTGACGGAGATGTTTATGAAATTAGAACAGCCCCTCACCGTTGCTTCTTAGTTGGAAATTATCTAATAGTTTCATAACGTGGATTTATATATTTCGTCTTGGAAAAAAGATGTTAAATTTGTTTCATTGTTTAATGAATTTAACGTTTTAGCAGGAATCAATAATGAAATTGATAGTGCTCTATATGCTAGGCTATATATATTGAGACAACTCGCTACTCAGCAAAAAGACAAAGGAAATTTTGCTGAGTGCGGTGTTTATGCAGGAATGTCCATGTTTTTTGTGGCAGATCTTTGTAAAAACAAATTCATAGGGATAGATTCTTTTGAGGGCGTCTCAGAGCCTAATGAATATGATAGCGATTATTTTAAATCTAAAAAATTGTCTATAAGTATGTCGTTTGCAGAGAAAATATTAAAAAATTTTGATAATGTAGATTTATATAAGGGCTGGATTCCAGAAGTATTTAATAAACTTGATGATAAACAATATTCATATGTCAATATAGATGTTGATTTATACAACCCTACCAAAAATTCTATAGAATATTTTTGGCCAAAACTAATTAAAGGCGGGGTATTGATATGTGACGATTATGGATCAGACAAAACACCAGGAGCACGAAAAGCAATGAATGATTTCTTTGGAGTAGATAATATTTTAGAATTACCTACTGGACAAGCACTAATCTATAAGATATAATCTTAACATGCAGCTTGAATTTTACTGTCAAGAAAATGAGGCAAAGATGAGTCTTGTATCTGCAAAAAAAATAATACCACAATGGTATAAAGATGAACCAAGTTCATTAATGCTAAAACATTGCATGCCTTTTATAGATGGATTTATTTCTGGATACTCTATGGTTTTAAAACAAGACGTAGATTTAACTAATGATTTAGATGTTGTTGGATTGCGTGATAGTAGCAGTATTGGAAATATGCCAATACCATTTAATCATGATAGCAGACAATTTTTATGGAAAAATCCTTACATTATAAAAACTCCTAAAAAATATAGTATATTAATTTGTCATCCAATAAACAGGTACGATTTGCCATTTACAACCTTGTCGGCTATTGTAGATTCAGACTCTATAATGCCAAAAGGAAACCTTCCATTTTTTATAAAAGAGGGGTTCGAAGGAATAATTAAAGTTGGAACTCCTATATTTCAAATAATTCCTTTTATAAGAGAAAAATGGACAATGGAATTAAATGAAAATCTTTTAGAAGAATGTGATACTAGAAATAATAAATATAAAGAAAACAATTTTTATAAAAAATATTATTGGAACAAAAAACAGTATGAATAATTATATGATTAAAGCAGTTCAAATAGATGTCAACGGACTTTGTAATGCTGGCTGTTGGTTTTGTCCAGTTTCTTATGCTGGAAATCCTAAATCAGCAATAAGAGACATGGAGATATCTGAATTAGATAATATATTCAAACAATTAGTGGATGGTAAAGGTGATTTTGTAGATCCAAAATTAAACCTTGCATACTCCGCAAACTACAATGAAGTTTTACTCTATAAACATTTTGAAGAAATGCTACAAGTTTATAGAAAGTATGGATTCAAGACAAATATTTTAACAAATGGAGTAGCCTTAACTCCTAAAAAAGTTGATTTACTTATAAATTACCAAGATGTAATTAACGGAGTCTTGTTAAACATACCAGCGTCTGAACCAGAGAGATGGTCCAGATATGTAAAAATGAATGTAAAACTTTTCGATAAAGTTGTCTCTAATGTTAAATATTTGAATGAAAAAAGTAACCTTGGTATTTTTAAGCCTTATGTACATCTTATGATAAATGGAGTAAACAATTCATCTTTAACAAAAAATGGCGGGTGGTTAGATATTTTAGGTAATGCTCCAAATGTAGACTTAGATGATAATAAGGGGGAGTTAGCAAAAGACGCAGAGCGGTTTAAAATAATGTTTCCAGGTTTAGACATTAGCACCTCTTATCATTTATACGATAGAGCTGCACATTTAGAAAAATATGGAATAATTACACAAAGATTTGCAATTGATAAGTATTTGAAGTCCGATGGCAAAAAGGTTATAGGATGTAATGGTGGCATAGAAATAAGAAGTAGGACAAACGAGTGGGTACACATAAATCCAAATGGAGATTTATTTATTTGCTGTGCTGATTATGATTTTGAAACTATATATGGAAATGTAAATCAGACCAGCCTAAAAGATATTTGGAATAGTAAAGAAAGATCTGATATGATATTTAAGTCATATTCAGATATGTGTACAAAATGCTCGGCAGCGATATGGGGATAAGATGACAGGGTTTAGCACAAGGTCTATACATTCTGGAAGACCAGAGAGGCGTCCAGATGGTCCATTTAACACACCAATATCTCTTAACTCTACATATTATGCTGGAGGAGATACTGGCTATGCAAGGTATGGAAACGACAATTGTAAAGATTTAGAAAATGTAATATCGTCTTTAGAGGGCGGGAAAACGTTAGCCTTTAGCTCTGGGATGTCAGCCGTAAGTTCTATTTTATCAACAGTACCAATTGGATCAATTATAGTCGCATCAAACCAAGGATATGCTGGTGTAAATGCCACATTAAAAAAATTAAATGATGAAAAAAAAATAGTTACAAGGTTTGTAGATATAGCAAACACAGAAGAGGTTATAAAGAATCTAGCTGGCGCATATATGCTTTGGGTAGAGTCTCCTACAAATCCTATGCTAGATGTAGCAGAATTAGAAACTTTAATATATTATTCTAAGAAATCAAATATTATTGTTGTGGTAGATAATACGTTTGCAACACCAATTAACCAGCAGCCTCTTAATTTAGGTGCAGATATTTCACTACATTCTGTTACAAAATATTTATCTGGGCACAGTGACGTATTAATTGGATCTATCTCTACGAATAATCAGGAACTTTTTGAAAAAATAGAATTTGAAAGAAAGATAAATGGAACCATAGCAGCACCTTTTGACTCGTGGCTTTCTTTACGAGGCATAAGAACTTTTCCGTTAAGGTTCAAAAAGTCTGAGAATAATACAAGAGGATTATTTTGGCTACTGAATAATCACCCCAAGATTAACAGGGTCTACTATCCTGGCTTTGGAGGAGTCATATCTTTTGAGGTTGATGCAACAGAAAGCGAAGTCGATGAAATATGTTATTCTTCAAAAATAATAGGATATGCCACGAGCCTTGGGAGTGTAGAGTCTTTATGGGAAAGAAGAAGGCGTTGGCCACTAGAAAGCCCTTTAGTTCCTTATAACTTAATTAGACTGTCCGTAGGTTGTGAAGACATGGACGATATATGGAATGATATAAAATATTCCATAGAGAAGGTGGTAGGCTAGATGTGTTGGATGTGTGGCTGTGCTGACCACGTCGGATTGGGAAATGATAGACCCACAGATTCGGTTGACAATAAAAATGAAAATGATATAATAGATACATGAAGATTTGCGTAGTATCATTAAACATGTCTAGAGGAGATGAAATTGAATCTCTTTTTTCTGTTAAAAATATAAACTATGAATATTTTTTTAAGGGAAAAGGCTATCAAACCTCTTTAGGTAAATATGAAGAAAATATAAATGGTGCAAAAGAATATTTTGATGATAAATACGAAAGTGTCGACGCCTTTATAGAATTCCCATCTTCCTTCATACACCAGTATGCTTTTGAAAAAGACAACAACACTAAGTTTATTTTTATTGATATAAGCAAAGAAGCTTGGCTTGAAATAATGAATTATGTAAAAGAACTTTATGTTAGCCACACACCTGATTATTTATTTGAAGAATTTTTCTGCAACTTTTATCAGCAAACAGGCAAAACAAATATGCTTGATCTAACTGATGAGGATCTTTCTGCAATATATGATGCTCACGTTAACAGCATTAATAGCAATCTATTAAATAATCCTAATTTTATTAAAATTGATTATGACGACCCAGATCTAATAGATAAAATAAGTACGTTTTTAAACATCTAGTATTGACACATTTTTCTTAATGTGTTATTATTGTAACCTCTTATTACTAGAAGGGTAACTAATAATGGATGAATTAAGCAAACCATTAAAAACATTTCAGGCTAACTCTATTGTGTTCACAAATCTTGTTCGTGGATTTGTTTGGAACACTGAATCAGTTTTGATGAGACAGTCTAGAATTGTATATAAAGATATTTATGAGAATTCAGAAAAAGCGGTGGACGAGACTTCTGAATGGCTAAGAAAGTTAAACATAGAAGCGCTATATACAATAGAAGAATATTCTGAATACCAGACTTTAGGTAATGTAAAGCCAAATACTTATTGTGGAGTTGAAATGGCTGTACATCTAGTTCCAATAAATAAAAAAATGATTGAAGAGATAAAAGTATTAATATCAACCGCAATCCGATTTGGTGAGCACGGACTTGTTCAACATTTATCTCAAAGGTTATCTAAGCATCAAGAATGGAATTGGTTCCTGGAATCAAGCTTAAAGCTACCTCCAAATCCTTGGAAATCTTTAAAAGACTAAGATGCATCTAGACACTGACACTAACAGCGTTTGTTTTGACGATGTTTTACTTGTTCCTAAAAAATCAAGTGTTGTTAGTAGGTCTAGTGTTGATGTTAAAACAAAATTAGGAAACCCAAATAATCCAGCAGCGCATATTAATTTAGATATTCCATTTTTAATAGCACCAATGGACTTTATAAGTACCAATGAAATGATTTATAAAATAATTAATAGAGGCGGGATGGGGTTTATAAATAGGTGGCAAAATTCTGCAAATAGATTTAGTCAGCTAAAAGAATTGTCTAGGCTGCTGCCATCAAATAATAAATTAGGATTCTCTGTGAATATTGAAGAGGCAAACAATCCTGATTTTATTAATAATATTTTATCTCATAACATAAAAACATTACTAATAGATACGGCATTTGCCCATACAGATATTTGTATAAATGCTGTAAAACAACTTAGATCATCTGTTCCAAATGACATTCATATAATGATTGGGAATGTTTCCTCCTATGAAGCATATAATGATTTAATGAATTCTGGAGCAGACTCAGTACGAGTAGGTATCGGTGGTGGAGCAGCATGCAATACCAGATTCGCTACGGGATTTGGAGTTCCAGTTCTTGCGTCAGTTATGGATGTTTATAACAATATTAAATCAAATGAAATAAACGGATTGATTTCAGATGGCGCAATAAAGCAAACTGGAGACATTGTAAAAGCTTTAGCCGCAGGCGCAAGTGCAGTAATGATGGGGTCCATGTTTGCGGGTCATGAAGAATGTGCAAGTAATGAATTTAGAGGAACGGCATCTCTTAGTTTACAACTAGACTTAATGGATAAAAAGCCAGAAGATACAAGTCGTTTGCATGTAGAGGGTGTTCATGGCAAAGTAGAAAAAAGAGGCAGTGTTGAGAATACAATTAATCAAATGATTAATAACTTGACAAGCGGAATGTCGTATTGTGGATCTCACAACCTAAAAGATTTTCGTGAGAATTGTAAATTTATAATAGTTTCTAGTCAGTCAGTAAAAGAATCAGGAACAAGAGTTTATGATTAAACATAATAAAATATTTATTATGATACAATGTGTTTGTAAAGGTAGGAAAAACAATGAATTATCAAGACCCACAAGACCACTGGTTTAATAAAGATAGATCTGAGACATCGTCTAATAGGCTGCCAGAAAGAAAAGTTAATAGTGTAATTACAACCACTAATCCAGGATTAGGATTAAATATTTATCATAATACTTTTTCAAAAGAAGATGCGGCAAGGTACATAAAAATTCTTGAGGATAACCTTACTAACGGCAGCAGATACAAATGGTCAGAGGCTCAAGTAACAAATTCTACAACTCCAATTAAAAAAGCAAGAGACTGTGTAGATTTTAAATTTAAACCAGAGAATCTGGGGCCCAGAAATGAATTTAATGCTCCATTAATTGATTTGCATAATGAAATTTATGAAAAGTTAAAATTTTGTATTGATGATTATGCAAGGTACTGGGGCATAAATGTTGTTTACTATGAGGCATTCAACTTTGTAAAATATGAGGGAGAGGGCAAGCATTTCAGAATTCATGCTGATCACGGTCCAGCATACAATTGCACGGTATCAGCAGTGATTTATATTAACGATGATTACGAGGGCGGAGAAATACAGTTTCCAAGATTAGATAATCATATTCATACCCCAAAGGTTGGAGACATTGCAGTATTCCCTTCAAACTATGTTTATGAACATGCCTCATTGCCAATGAAAGAGGGAACCAAGTACTGTGTTGTCATTATGACAGATATTAATGAAATAGGCCACAAGTAATGAAAATAATTTTTAGGTCATTCAGACCTTGGTTAAAAAAAGACAGCAAATCAACTCCCGCTACAACACATTCCGTAATGCCAAAGTGGTACAAAGAGGCTGACAGGTTTGCTAAAATGCCTAACGGTGAATATTTCAAGGCCCCAGCAGCGGTTTGCCCATTCCCTAAAGAGGGAACTAAGGACGATTACGGAAAGATTCCAACTTGGAAAGCTTGCCCAGCAATCATGGACGGATTTTCAACAGGTTACGTTTTAAAAACTCCATGCGACATAACATTTTTTAAAGATAGTCAGGGTAATATAGATGTTAAGGTTTCAGAGTTAAACTGCAAAGATTTTGTATCAAGAAGGCCTCCCATGCCACAGTTTGAACATCCAAAAGGTTATTATAGGTACCACTTTGCTTGGCAACCAGATTGGGGCCTAGAAGTTCCTCAAGGATACAGTTGTATATATATGACGCCAATGAATAGATTTGATCTCCCATTTCTAAATACTACTGGAATAGTTGATAACGATAAAGTTCATTTATCTGGAACATTTCCGTTTTTCATTATTGAAGGGTATGAAGGCACAATTAAAGCTGGAACTCCATATATGCAGATTATTCCATTTAAAAGAGAAGACTGGGAAAGCGAAATAGAGATATTGTCTCAAAGGGATATTTATGATAAAATGAATGACAACATGAAAAAGTATAGGGTTCCCGATGGTGGGGTATACATAAAAAATGTATGGTCAAGAAGAGAGTACAAGTAATGCAAACATGGTCTAGCAAAGAAGAAGTGGCTACAGGAATTGTTGTTTATAGAGATGTAATAAAGCCAGAAATTGATGTTATAAATAGACTCGACAGCGTATTGGGAGAGGTTGCCCCATGGGGACAATTATCTCCAGATGGCAAAAGATATCACTGGAATCCAGCTTATGTTGGATACCAACAGCTTATGCCAGATTATAGAGATTGCGTAGATTTTAAATTTAAAAAAACAGACATAGAGGCGGATAAAAGCGAAGAGTCATTAAAGCTACAAGCTTTGTGGCAAGATGTATACGATGCTCAAAATCCTGCAGTTGAAGATTATCGTAGAATGTTTAATATAATGCCACTGAAGTATTGGGAGGCTTTTAATTTTATTAAGTATGGTCCAGGTCAACATTTCCAGGAACATCATGATCATGGATATTCTTATAACTGTACGGTCTCTCTAGTGGCGTATCCGAACGATGATTACGAAGGTGGAGAACTATTTTTTAGACTTCAAGGCTTAAACATAAAGCCAAAAGCTGGGGACCTATATATATTCCCATCTAACTTTATGTATCCACATAGAGCCATGCCAGTAACTACTGGAACTAAACATTCAATTGTCACAATGCTTGACTATAGCAAAAAATATCATACGCCAGACATGTATGATCCAAAGTGGGATAATGAGTAATGATTAATATAACAGTAGAAAAAATGCAGGGCTGTAACTTTAAGATAGAGCCAATGTCCATTAAAAGAGACTGGATGGACCTAACTTCTGAAAATCATGCCTACAGATGTTTTCCAGTAACACAAGCAAATGTTATAGGATGGAACCTATCCTGTACAGAGGATATAGTTTTTACTTGGGACGGTATAAATGACCAAACAGATCAGCATGTAAAGATATCTGCACCTACAGGAGCATACTCTGGACGAGGACAGTCAACAGTAAGCTTAAACACTAGTATGGTTTTTAGAACAGATGCAGACATTAGTATATGGACAATAAATCCAGTAAACTATTTCAGCGAAGAATTTGAGACAATGTCTAACTTAATAAGCACCTCTTTCTATGACAACCCATTGCCGTTAGCAATTAAAGCTAAGAAGGCAAATGTTGAAACTGTGATTAAGGCTGGCACTCCAATAGCTACAATAATTCCAATATCTTTAACCAACTTAAACAATTCAACTATAGAGATTGTTCAATATAGAGATGACGATAGGTCTAGACACAATGCTAATATGTCTTATGGCGCAGCCGCACAGGTTATAAACTCTTCTGGAAACTGGACGGATTGGTATAGGGATGCTGTAGACGAAAATGGAAACTCTTTAGGGTCTCATGAAACTAAGACTTTGAGGTTATCTGTAAACGATAACACTATTTCTAATGGAATGGTATAATTAAGTATGGAAATTGTAAACAAAGATATACACTTATACGCACCTAAATCAATAACTCCATCGGGATTTTTTGGCTACAGCAAAGATATGATTGTTGAGCTAGAAAATTTTATGACAGAGGAAGAAATAAACTTTCTTGAATCAGCTGCCAAAAAGATTACAATCTGGGACTATACAGAAGACCATGTGAATGAAAACGGAACAGTCATATATGATTCAAGTTATTGGAAAGACAGGGTTTGTAGTGCTCCATCTTTAAATAAAAATGATCCAAATATTGTTCCAGTTATAGTTGGACTCTTTCAGAGACTACAGCCAATCATAGAAGATTTTTTTAAGGTAAAGGCCCAACCAACTGGGCAAACAATTGTTAGATGGCTACCTGGTCAATTTCAGAGACCACATGCAGATAAAGAATTACATGAAGGCCCAGATGCTGGATTGCCAAACGACTTCCCTTGGTATGATTTGGCTAGTTTGTTTTATTTAAACGATGATTATGAAGGCGGAGAATTATATTTTCCTAATCAAGGAATTCAATTTAAGCCTAAAAGAGGTGCTGCCTACTTTTTCCCTGGAGACATGAATTACATTCATGGCGTAACAGAAATAAAAAATAGCATAAGGTACACAGTTCCATTCTTTTGGACCATATTAGAACATACTGGAGAAGTTAAGCCAGAGCCTGATAAGAAATACTATAGGGTTTTAATAGATGGAGATAAAAATGTATAGCGAAGAAATATATCCATATATTATAGTTTATAACGACGTGTTAGAAGATGTCGAAAAAATGTATAAGATAGCTAAAGATATCGGAGGTACAGATTTAGGAATATTTGAAGACTGGAAACCATGGTATGAATTTGGAGAAAAGGTAGAAAAGTTTGGAATAAATTTTAACAAATCTGAAAGGGAGATGAAGTTTGCTTGGGATCACGAAGAGCCTACAACTGATAAGGGTAAAGACCAAAAATATTTTATTTGTGAGCTAGTTAAAGGTTTTCATAAAGTAAATAATGATTTTATTAATCGGTTTAACCTAGATGTTGATATTACTCATGTTTCTAATCCAATAAACTCACTGTACTCAGAAACTTATAATTCTGAGCAATCTGTAGTTTCTGAGATAAACACCTGGAGGTGGACTGGTCCAAGCCTATGCAAGTATTTTGATGATGCAGGGAAAGGGCTTCCATTAGCAATGAATTATCATTCTGACTTTATTCGAGAGCCTATTAAGACACCAGGATATAAATTTGCAATTACAACTACCACATACTTAAACGACGATTATGATGGCGGAGAAGTTGAGTTTATTATTAATAATAAAATATTTTCTTACAAGCCTAAAGCTGGAGACTTTTTAGTTTTTCCTTCAGGGCATCCAGAAATTCTTACAGAAGATGGAAAGGTATACTTACACGGAGTTACAAATAACTTAAACGGAGAAAAGCTTTTCACCAGAATGTATTGGCAAAAGTATGACCTTGGTGATAAAGAATGGTTTGAGAATGAAGAGAAGTATGGCAGAGATAAGTGGATATCAATGCAAGGTGAAATAATGGCAGAGTACCAGGAAAAGGTACAAAAGAAAAACTTAGATGGATTAGTGAGGATAAAATGAATTTAAATAACCCAAATAGATTAACTAAGGATATAGTCCTTTATGAAAACTTTTTAACAGAAGAGCAATGCGCCGCTTTAATAAAAGTTTTAGATAAACAGGCTGATACAGAAAAGTTGTCATGGACTCCAATATCTTTCTATGAATCTTACTCATCAGTTTTGCCTCAAGATGGGGACCCTGAGATTGAAGAGTTTGGATTAGAGTCAGACATATTTTCTCAAATTAGATCTGGGATTATAGAAGCTGTTGCTTCAGTTCATGGATTAGATCCTAAGAAAGTAGTTCAGATTGGATACCATACTCAAAAGTGGGAACCTGGAGCGTATGCCAGAATACATTCAGACAATACAGATGAGAAAGGAAACACTGGCCCATTTGCAAGAAGTAGATATGCGGCCTTCTTATATTTGAATGATAATTTTGAGGGTGGTATGCTTAAGTTTCCATCACAAGAAATTAGCATACAGCCCAAGACTGGTTTGCTAGCCGCATTCGATGGTGGATTTAATAATATGCATGAGGTAACTATGATAACCTCTGGAGTAAGATACACCCTTGGTTCTTTCTGGGATGATAGAGAAGAATCAGACTACCCACAAGAAGTCAGAGATGCTTGGGCAGAAGAAATGCAGAAGATAAGAGACCAGCAAGCTATAGAAAAGGCGGAATGGCAAGATCTTCTTAAAGAAGGTTATAAGATTGATCCAAATGGCAATAAGTACAAAATAGGAGATTAAAATGGAAAAAGAAATATTAGAAGAAAATGTTTATTACTATAAGAATGTAATACCAGATCCAAAAAAGTTTGTGGAGATGATTGATTCCACAGAAAATGAGGAGTGGGGTAATTCAGTTACTAAGTGGAATGAATGGACAGCTTGCAGTGGAGAAATGTATCTTTACGGAGCTCAAAAAACTGTAAATCCATCTGATCAAGAAAGATTGGTTAAGACAACAGACAATAAGGCTGGATACATTTACAATACGGTAATGGATGCTTTTTACGCAGTTTGTAAAGATTACGCAGAAGCTCATGGAGATAATGAAACTCCTATAAACTTCCCATTATTTGATATTAAAAAGTATAGCCCAGGAACTTACATGGGAGCACATTTTGATCAGCAAGAAGGAGATACTAGATTAAAGTATTCCCTCGTATTTTATTTAAATGATGACTACGAAGGTGGAGAACTTTCTTTCACCATTGAGTCTCCAGATGCACCAATTATACAAGGTAAACCAGAAGAAGATTTTGCTGTAGCAAAAGATGGAGATAGAGTTACTATCGCTATTAAGCCAGAAGCTGGAAGCGTTATTATATTCCCATCATCTCCACCATATCATCACACCGCACATTTAGTTAAAAGCGGATTTAAGTATATGGTACCACTTCATTGGTATAGAACCATGGAGCCAGTAAATAATCCAACCATGTAAGCATGAAAACAGCCATAGTTACAGGAGCTAGCAAAGGCGTTGGTTACGAAACGGTAAAAGTCTTATCACAAAATGGTTATAAGGTTATTGCCGTATCCCGTAACTTGTCTAAGCTGTCAGAGATTGCCTCTGATAATATAGAAACATATAGCTTAGACATTACTGATGAGAAAGCCATTAAAGCATTCTACGAAAAGTATAAAGACATAACCTTAGATTTATTAGTAAATAATGCTGGCGGTGGAGCGGGACCAACATATTTGATAAATGAAACTATGGAAAACTTTAGAAGAGCGTACGACATTAATGTTTCTGGACCTATGTATTTGTCACAGTTATTTGTCCCGTCAATGAAAAATTCTGAATCTCCTACTATTATTTTCGTAACTTCTTTGTGTGGAAAGGTCCCATATCGTGGAAGCGGAAATTATTCAAATGCTAAACGTGGAGAGATGGGATTGATAGACATTATGAGAATGGAATTCCCAGCATATGGAATTAAGGTTACAGAGGTTTGTCCAGGAACAATAGATACTCAGTTAGAAAAAAAGGATAATGCTTTAACTGCTGCAGACATGGCTGAAACAATTAGGTGGGTAGGATCTTTACCTAAACATGTAAATATAAACCATATAGAAATAAGTCATATAAATAATAATAAGTATAATTAGGAATCTATGAAGATAAACAAAATATACGACGATGTTTATGAAATAGAAAATTTTTTAACAGACTCAGAATTTGAAGAGGTTAAAAAAGTAATAGACAGTTTTTCTGAAGAAGACTGGAATAGCGAAGAAATGAAAATTAAAAATCAGATTCCAGATTTCTGGTTTGGGAAACAGATAGTTTTTACAGAAGAAAATATATTCTCAAAAGTAAATAAAAAAATGGAATCTTTGTTTTCTTCTTATTCATATTACCCTACTGGCATGATTTTGCAAAGGTATAAAAAGGGAGACTTTATACAGAATCATGCTGACCAATGGAGAACCGATATAGATTACTACATTGGGTACGGACTATGCTTGTATTTTAATGATGACTATGAAGGCGGAGAGTTAAATTACCCTGACCTAAAAATTACTATGAAGCCAAAAGCTAATTCGTTATTTATACATGGAGGACATATAGTTCATGGTTCACTTCCCGTTCTCAGTGACGATATAAGGTATTTCACCACTGTATTCGTAAGGGGCACAACAGAGCTTCCTACCAAACTAAACCCAGAACTATTTGCCTGATATAATAAAATCATGTCATACTATAGTGCGGTATTAAAAGATTCTCCAGTGGGGTTCTGGAAGCTAGATGAGCTATCTGGTACTACCGCTTATGATTCTTCTGGATGCGGTAATAGCGGAACTTATTCTGGAGTAATTAATCTTGTCGATATTCCATTGGTTCCTAATGGTGCTCATTCAAATAAGATAACAAGCACAAGTACGGTATCCTTTCCAATAACAAAAGATTTTTCTGGTCAAACTGGAACTGGCGGATTTGGAATTGAAAAGACAGAAGATAATGATTTCTCATTAGAGGTTTGGTTTCATCCTAAAAACATTACAACATTAACTCCAATATTTGCAGATCAAAATGGAATAGGAATATATTGGGATAAAGGTAATATTGTATTCAAGCTAGAAAATGAAAGACTAGACTATGGGGTTCCATATAAAAATAAGGCATTTCATGTTGTTGCGGTATACGAAATAAATTCTCTTAAGATGTATGTTGATTCAGAATTGGTTGCCTCTAAGTATATAGGAGAGGTAGCGTTTACAAATCCATCACTTGTAATAGAGAGTGGTCCAGCAAATGCGGCAGAGTATTTTTTGATAGACGCTCCAGCAATATACCGATATGCTCTTAATATTAATAGCATACAATCTCACTATCAACATATTCCAACAAACACAAATGTTCAAATAGTTAAAAGTAATTTTGGACAATTGTTTAAATCCACTCTTCAGCATCAAGATCAACCAGATCAATTTTCGTGGCCAGCATATATTCCTTTCACTCTTTTTGAAAATGATAACATTGGATTCAGAAGAGAAAAAAATAGCCTGTACCTAAAAGCAAATTCAGGTTCATACTTTACAACGTCAATTGCTCCAATCCCATACAAAGACTACGTTTCTTCAAAAATAGAATGGTTTGGCACAGAGGGGATTTCTGTATATTCTTCACTAGACTATGATGGAGAAAATACTATATGGGAGGAATGCAGTAATGGCTCCGTAATACCAGGTATAGAATTAGGTGAAACATTTTTAAACGAAAAACAAATATATTTTAAAGTAATTTTTAGCACAGATGATATAACTACACATGTTCCAGAAATATACTACATGGGCGCATATCTTTATGAAGACAAAAAATTATTCTCTCACAGCGGAAGATCATTTATTTCAGTATCTCAACCATCTTCTGGATCAAATTGGGATGTAGATTTTTCAAATAGAGAATATCAAATAATATCTAGAAACTATGACAATGGTATAAGGCCTTTAGGCGCTGGATTCTACTTGGAGACTGTAGACGATATAAGGTCCTTAGAGTTATTTGTTGTTCCAGAATCTTTATCGTCTGGATATCTATTTTATAATGAAACTGGCGGACAAGAATATAGCCTATCCTGGGCGGCAGGAGGAGTATTATCCAAATCAAACATATCAGGGCTATATATAAATGGACAAGATGTATCCTCTGCTACAAATATATCGCAGTATATAAATATAGGAGAGCCAAATTATATTATGATAAAAACACCTTCAGCCATAACTGGACAAATTTGGTTTAATACAAAGTCAGTTAATGGTGTAAGATCTGGGTCCTTGCCAAATAATCTTTATAATATAATAGCAATTTATGAGGACCCAAATGTTGACCACTTAACTAATTACAGTTTTTATGTAGGGGACGAGGTTCTGATAGCAGATGATTCTGCCTTTACTCTGACAGATCTTGGACCAAAAACCTATGATTTTGACTGGGTGATTTTAGATAACGCATAGTTTTGTCATTCAAGTTGACAAAAAGCTGGACTTGAGGCATTGAAAGTGGTAAAATAATTACCTATGGATATCAAAAAGACAAATGCTAAATTTAAAGAAAATGAAACCAGGCTGGGAGTATATGTCTGGGAAATGCCTGATGGTCGATGGATCGGTGACGATGAAGGCAACTTTCTTTCGATAGCCTCAATGAAAGATAACAGAGATAGAATAAATTTATTAGCCAAGGCAGTAAGAGGATATGGAATTTCTGAGGGCAACCCTAAGTTCCTTGAAGGAAGCAGACAAATCGATGATGAAGAGTTTGAGTATCAAAAACAAAGATTGAGGTGGGGGCTTACACCAGATCCATTAGATATAGGTGTTCATAAAGATGAGATGGCTAAATTAAGGAAGGGCACAAAATGATTAAGTACGAAGAAGACACTCCATCAAATGATGTAGAGATATCTAATGCTGCAGACTGGGTTAGATTTAATTCTAGTATAACTCAAAAGAATGATGATCCATTTTCTTTAGAAGGCGAAGAAATATTAAAGCTCTCTGGTCTTAGCCCAGCATTAAGAAGAAAAGCAAGCAGAGATATTCAAAAAAAGTTTGTCGGTACAGATGGATCTGGAACACAACAATTATTAATACAGCAGGCAGTAAGCGGATATGCATTATTCGATTTGGTTATGCCTGAATATAATTTAGATTATTTATCTACAATATATGAAATTTCTCCGTACAATTACGCAGCAATTAATGCCAAGGTTTCTAATATTGTAGGCCTGGGATTTGATTTTATTGAAAGCAGAAAGACTACAGATTTATTAGATTCAATTGATGATGAAAAACAATTAGAAAGAGCTCGTAGAAAATTAAATAGAATTAAACAAGATTTGCATCAATGGCTTGAAGACTGTAATGAGGAAGAAACATTTAAAGAAACTCTTATTAAGTTCTACACTGACGTAGAGGCCACTGGTAATGGCTACCTAGAGGTCGGTAGAACGACTGCTGGAAAGATTGGGTACATCGGACACATCCCGTCAAAGACAATGCGTGTAAGACGCCTTAGAGACGGTTTTGTGCAATTGTTGTACGGCAAGGCAGTATTCTTCCGTAATTTCGGAGACACAGAAACTCCCAATCCAGTTGCTGGGGCAACAGATCGTCCT